GCACCTTGTAAAACGGTGTTGTCTAAAACATTGTTTACGTTTAAATTTTGTCTGCGAAGGTATTTCATATTTTTAGATCACTACATAGCTAATTGTAACACTAACTGAATTTAGTGCAGATGCTGAAGCATGAATGATATCATTTGGTCCTAACACTAATCGTTCAGTACTAAAAGTAAAAGTGTCTCCGGCATCTATAGGAATTTGATTTGCAATTTTATTTAAATTTGTTGGAGTGCTACCACTTGCAACAGCATATATGTCAATAAATTGTTTTCCTGCTGTAGGATCCAACGGATCTGGACTGTTTAAATTACAAAAAAGCATTACAGTTACAGCCGCGTCTGTACTTAAATTAGGACTAATAGCTATCGGTGTATTAGTTAATGTTGTACTTAAAATTGCCATTTTTTATCCTTATAATATTAATGAGTAAAGTAACGCTTTTGTTTTACTAATCAACTCGTCTGTAGTTCCAATAGTATTTGTAAAATACAATCCAGTACCGCCAGTGCCCGGAGTGTTTCTAGAAAAAACTTTTACATAACCAATAGGAGTAGTTGGTGTTCCTGTTCTATTTGCAATATTTAGAACGCTGTTGATTAACAAATTGTCGTTTGAAAAGTTTGTAATTGCGTTGTTTCTTATATTAATATTATCTACATTTAAACCGCTGTTGTTGATAACTGCTCTTTGAGAACCGTCTACATCAAAAATTATCTCACTTACACCAGAAGTACTTAAATCTCGAGTTTGTACTTTGGTATCGTTTTCTTGAATTTTGTTAATAGCAACCGCTTGCAATAAGAAGTTGGTATAATCAGCAACTGCTCGAATGTTTGGAATAATATCATCATCAATAATAGGATTCAAACGAACAGTTCCGTTTGCAGGTTCTACTGCTACATCCAATCCTATATTGGCATAGGTAAATGACGTAGGAGTTGGAACATCTAATACTTGAATAAATGTTCCGTTAAATGTTGTATTACTACCGCAAGTTATATCAACAACATCTCCTGCTACTAATAAATGATTTTCAGAAACATATACTTGTGCAACACTTGAAATTCTTTCAACAAATAAAATTGTAAAATCTGTTGCTAGTTTAGCATAGTCAATAACTTTTGTTTCGTAATCAACTGTTCCGGTAACTGTAATAATTCCGTTTCCGCTAGCAATTAAATTTAAATCTCCGCCGCGAGTTACAATTTTATTTGTTGATATTGGAACAAACTGATCGTTAGCATCTACAAATTTAAAAGAATCAGATGATTCTTCCCATAGTACAGAAACGTCAATTAAATTTCCTCTATCAACTTGGAAACCGGATGTAGTGCCAAGCGTACTTACACCGTCTCCGGTTTCTCCTTGATTAAGATAGATAATATTATCTGTAATAGCTAAAGTTTCAGATTGAATAATTGTGCTTTTACCTAAGACTGTTAAATCTCCAGTAACAATTACTTCTCCTTGAGAAAAATTTCTATCAGAATTAGGATTAGTATCAAGATAGATAGTACCCGGAGCATTTTGTGCTCCTACTACAATCTTATAATCTCCGTTCTGAACTCTAACTATTTTTGACATTATCTATTTCCTTAACTATTAAGCATTAGAAATCTTAACAGATGTATTTAGAACAGCAGTATCTAGTACCCATGGTATAGATTGAGGATTTCCGCCAACTAACGGAAATTGTGTACCAGTACCCGGAACAACTAATGCTCTATGTGCAGTTATTTTAGTAACATAATATGTTCCGCTTGCACTGTCAGTAGCAATAATGTTTGCTTCGCCGGCTGCGTCAACTGCATCGCCTACTAATTCAACAACTCCAATGTTTGTACCATCAGTTGCTAGATAACGACGTGAGCCAGTTTGTTTAATAACATCAAGTGCTACAGTTGCACCTGCAACAATACGACCAGTCATTGTGATAGCATTTTCTTGATTAGTTGTGCTGCCTGGTACACCACCAGTATCAACAGTTAATACTGCTGTTGCTGTGCCTGTTGTTTCTGCGCCGCCGTCGCTGTCAGCAATAGTCACTGTAGGTGCTGATGTATAACCAGAACCGTTTTCTGTCATAAGAACACCAGTAACTGCGCCACCGCCGTCAATAACTGCTGTACCTGTTGCTAATACGCCGCCTGGCAAGTCTGGTGCAGTAAATGTAACTGTAGTCGTAAGAGCTGTGAATCCTGCCCATACTCCACCAATTGTTACGCTTGCTACGCCTTGTCCGCCGATACCATTATCAGCTTCTGTGCTTGTGGAACCTGTGTTACGGTTACCAAAATATTTTTTATGTAATGGACGTCCCATTTGTTTCTCCTTTAAGTGACGTTCTAGGTCTACGCAGTGGGTTACTGCATAACATCGCTTTGCGCGATTTCATTTTAGACAATGTATTTATCAGATAAAGAAAAAGGGCTCCGAAGAGCCCTTTGAGTAATTAACAACCTTTCGGTATGTTGATTAGCTAAACTTAACTTTAGCAGTTGCAATAGCAACTTTGCCTAAGTAGTCAGCAGCGTTACCTAGAGAGGACGCTGTGTTTGTCAATTCTACATAACCATAACGTGTCATGAATGATACGACTGGTTCAAATGTAGATGGATCTAATACAACACCGCTGCTCATCAATGGAACGTATGGGCAGTAGAATGCTGCTGCGTCAGACTCGCTGCCGCCTTTGTAACCAATAAGAACATCATCAGATGTTGCATATGTGTTTACATAGATCTTCATTGCATTGTTCAATGTACCAACGAACTTAGTGTTTGTTGGAGCTTCGAATGTGCCTTCTGTTGTACGAGCAAACGCACTTGTTGTAGCACTTTGTAGGATAGTTAGAGCTGTTGGGGAAACAACTGCCCAGTTACCTGCGCCACGACGTGTACGTTGAGCGATCAAGTTAGCAACACGATTGATCTGAACAGCTAAAGCAGCGTGTTCGTCACCAACAAATGTAGCAGTACCTGAAACAGCAGACTGGTCATAAGTCTGTGTTGCTGCGCCTGCTAATACGCTTAGAGATCCTAGAACCTCTTGGTCGATTTCAGCAGTAATTTCTTGTGCTAGAGCAGCCATGATTTCAGCTTCGATATCAATACCTTGCTGAGCTTGTGCATCCTGTGCAGCTTCGAATGTCCAACGAGCGGATAGCTTGCGGGTCTTGGCTTCAACAGTTTGCTTCAAGATTTGAATGCTCATTCTGTTACCAGCAGTGCCTTCTAGAGCGGCTGTGTTAGCTGCTTTAGGATTGCCACTGTTTTGGTTACCAGAATAAGCTTCAGCGATCTTGAATGGGCTGAATGCTTCTTCACCAGCTACAACGCCAGCGCCAGAGCTTGTATCGCTATAGCGGACACGTAGAGTGTGAATTTGGCCTACTGGACCAGTTAGCGGTTGAACACCAACTAGTTCGTTAGCGATAACTGTCGGCATTACACGACGAATTACCGGTAGAATAACGCGGTTTAAAGTTGCAACGTTACCAGCAGAAGTAGCGCCGGCTGTAGCACTTTCTGCAAGATACTTGCGTGTATTTTCTAATGTTACAGCCATTGTGGATTTACGGGTGCCTTGTAGGCCTTCTAATAGGGCTTCCTTGGTCTCGTTCCAACGGCCAGTGAGTAGTTCTGACATTTATTTCTCCTTGAATTATAATCCAGCTAGACGTCTAATATCGATGATGTTAGAATCGTTTTCGCTACTACTTATGCTGTTAGGAATTTTATTTCCTGTTACTTCTTTTGCCTCTACTAGTGCCTTACGAGTTTGTGTGGATTTGCCTGCTACTACAGCTGGCAAGTATTTTTCAAAACTATTGCGTAGCTTTGGAGTTTGAACGCTTTCTAGAAGTTCTGTCATGATCACTTTCTGATCACGTGCTAGAGGAGCTAATAACTCACTCATAACTTCTTGACGTTCTCTACTCTCCACGAGTGCCTTAATTTGTTGTTCTTTGCTTTCTGCGAGTTGTTTTGCCTCTACTACAGCATGTTTAGCTTGGGCTACTTCTAACTCTTTCAAGTCTATGACTTTGAGCAATTTACTTGTTTCTGATCTTTCACTTAGATAGCTAGTTTGGTATTCGTTAGCAAAAGCTTCGAATAACTTGCGACCGAAGTCGTTGCGACGAGCTGCTTCAATATCTTCTTTTAGTTGACCAATCTCTTTGGTAAGAGTTTGTTCTACTGCTGATTCTACTAAACCTGCTGCACGTTTAATGAATTGTTCTTTGACTTTACCAAAGGCTTCACGTCCTTCACGAACTAAACGTACTTTTGTTTCTGCAATTTCTTGTTTATCTGTGTGGAACTCTGCAATTTCTTGTGCTAGTGCTTCAACGACAAATTGTTCAAGTGTGATGAACTTTTCTGCCATTTGTTTTTGGTCTTCGTGTAGATCTTTAACTTCAGTAGCTAGTTGACGTACAATGAATTCCTTCATTGTCTGTGCATCTTTTTTAGCTTTAACCATAACCTTAGCTTTAGCTTCGGCTAGTTGTTTACGATCTTCTACGAATTGAGCGATTTCTTCGCGTAGTTGGTCACCCAACATACGATCAACAGCTTCGACCATGAGCGACTTGTCATGTTCGTAGCGTTGTGCGAATTCTTCTCTTAGTTGTTGAGTTACTTGTTCACGATTCTCTACGATTCGTTTTTCCCAAGCGTTCTCAATTTCTGCTCTAACATCTTCAGAAACTACATTGTTTTCAAACAGAGATTTTAATGCTTCCAACATGTGTTTCTCCTCTTTATTGGAGTCCGCCTATTATTTTCAATAGGCTTTCTTTTAGGTATTTTTGCGCCTTAGGATCTCCCTGCACTTCCTTCGCTATACGAAGGCTACTATAACCTCCCTTATTATTCATAAGGTGTTCATAGATCGGTGTAGGATATGCCCCTGGAGCACTTGGTTGAGCTACTACATCAACTGTAATAATCTCAAAATCACTTACTTCACCGGAACCGTCTTCTTTGACGTTTCCGGATCCGCGTGAACTAACTCCTAACTTTACTCCGCTTTCTAACATTGCTTTAACAAGTTGTCCCATTGGAGTAGGAAGGATTTTTAATTTTCCATAACCGTTAGGGCCATCCATCCACATTTCTGTGATCATATGGCTCACACGATCAAGGTTGATTCTTAGGTCATCTGGATGATCAACTTCGCCTAAAACTGAGTATCCACCAGTCACTTGGTCGTTCAGGGTCTTGACAGCCCTGCCGATTTCATTAACAGGATAAACACGCTGATTTTGATTCCTAACGCC